CAACGATAGAGCTGCCAATGGTGGTGGTCAGGTAGTTGTTGCCGGTGCCGTTGATGTTGGACTGCACCACGCCGTTTTTGACCACAGTCATGCGGTTGTGGGTAAAGCACAGCATATAACTGTCATCCACAGAAAACTGGAATGACACTAACCGCACGCCGTTGCCAGCAGACTCGGTGCCTGTGTGCGGCAGAGCAAAGATGTGCTTGGTGCCAGGCCGACGGCGCAGTCCACCCTGGGGCTGGATCAAGACGTTGGTGGCCTTGGCCAGCGCGTTGTTGTACTGCTCCAGATCAACGCGGGCCCGCATCAGCGGATCAAGCTCACCCGTGCTGAAGTTGGTTTGCAGGTCAACGAATCTGGACATCAGTACCTCGCCGAGATTAACGTGTAGTCGTCTATAACTTTGACCGCATTGTTTGCGCCATCAATCTGCGCTGCCTGCCGGAAGTGGCCACCGCGCCCGTTTTCGCCAGGTTCACCCAAAGCCATGCGCCGCCAGAAGCCAGCCTTTTCAGCCTGCTCGGTGATCGGCTCGGCAATGTGCCAAGCCACTTGGTACTTGAGCAGCTGCACAAAATATTGCGGCATCGCGTACTCAGGAACGCTGTACTGGTAGTCGATATAGACTGCTTCCAGATTAGTCAGCAGCTGGTCGCCCTGGATCTCCCACTCCTTGCGCGGCGTGGAACCAACAGCAGCCGAGTCATACACAGCGCGGGGGCCACCCAGGCGGTCGCCGGGAAGTTGATAGGCGTAATTCCAGACGCTGCCAGGGGCCGTGATCAGCCGAGACAGCGCAATCTTCTTCATGCTGAAACTCCACGGATACATCATCAACGTGGAGTCTCGGATGTCGGGGTATAGGCGGTCACACACGCTGGACTCGTCGGTGCCATCGTTGAAAGACGAAATGGCCTTTGCGCCCAACATCAGTAGGGCATCCGAACAGATGGTAATTCCAGTGTCGCCTGCTGCCATGTGAACCTCTCAATGTGAGAAGGGCCAGCCTCCGAGAATCCCCAGAAGCTGGCCCAGTTGACTGACCACCAATTAGTCGGTGTCAGTTGCGCTCACGGTGGTGCCGTCAGCGATGTCAACTACACCAGCCGAAGACACGGCATTGACGTAAGTCAACACCAGGCTCGGGGTAGTGGAGTCATAGACAAAGATGATGTCACCAACATTCAACAGCGATGCAATGCTGTCGAAGTAGCTCACGGTGTTGACCGTGGCCTGGGTATCTGCTGTCTTGTACAGATACATATTGGGCGCATTTCCAGATTTGGAAGCGCATACGGTCACAAGACCAGTGCTTGAGAATGCCATCTTCAGACCCTCCTATTAGGCCGCTGCCGCAGTATCGCGGGCGGTGATCTTGACGATACCCTCGGAGTCAATCGCCACAGCCCCAGCAGAGAACAGGGCATTGACAAGCCAGCTGGTCTTCTCGGGGATGTAGTTGATCTCGGTGCGAGGAGCGATGCCTTCCGCGTAGCCGATGGCGTCACGGTGGAAGGCAAACAGGGTGCGGTCGCTAGAACCGTCGATGGGCAGGCCACCCTCAGAACGATCACCCAGCACATGGAACGTGAAACCCATGAACTGATTGATCTCGCCCTGCACCAGAGCCTTGACACTGTTGAAGTCAGAGCTGGTCACCGAGGTTTGCTCCAGCATCGAAGCCAACGAATTGGCGTGGATGATGATGTTGCGACCGTCGGAGGGCACGTTCTTCGTGTTAAGGATCTTAGCGGCCTCGCGCAGCTTGGAAATATTCATGTTGGTGTTTGCGCCACCAATAGAATTCGCCACAGTGCCAGTGCTGGAAGCAGCGACCAGTGCATCCAGAATCATCTGATCCTGGCGGCGACCAATCGCGGCACCAACCACTTGGGCCAGCTCGCTGCGCTCATCAAAGTTGACCTTCTGCTGCGAGAAGATGTCGCTGTACTCGGCAGCATTGAAGTCGGCCAACGTGCAAGTCACGTTGCTGAATCCGACGTTCATCGGTGTCACATCGGTCTGCGTGACGCGGGACGTAGCCACGCCCTTGCCGACTTTCGGGAATTTAACGGAAGAGCCTTCGACCCCTCGACGCTGACGCACAGCGCCCACCAGCATTGCTTTGCCCTGGTAAGCCTGTTTGACCTCTGCGTCGAAAAGAGTGACAAAGGCGTTTGAGAGAGAAACGCTCATTTGATTACCTCATTCGGTTGTTGATCAGGGTTTTGCGCGTCGGTGAGCCGGAGATCCGGGCCTGTGCTTGCTGGTTGCGCCAGCCACTCGTCAGCATCCGCTGCGGCAAGGGTCACATTGCTGTGGGCCTTGCCACCATTGTAGGAGCAATTTGAACTTGTCAATAGCCCCCGTTGGCTTTTAGACAAAAAAGCCCCGGAGGTTAGTCCGGGGCTAAGGGTCGCAGCAGAATTACCGCAACCTTGGAGAACTCAATTAGGAATATTCTGGTGAAACAAACGCTCCACCTTTTGACGGTAGGCGGCGTCGGTTCTGTATTTAGGATCATTAACCATTTCGTACAAAGCATCCTTTGACGGGGCGCCATCTTGCGGCATCGACTCAATTGGCACCCGGCCTTCGTAAGCCTCGCGGATTTTGAGCAGGGCCTGCAGCCCACGGGCGGTGCCGCCCATGATCTTGAATTCGTCAAAATCGTCTTTACCCCAAACCCCTTTATTGACCAGCCCCCTGGCCCAATCGACCATGCCGTTGACTACGGCGTTGGCATTAGGGCCGAGCTTTTCCATCTCGACTTTGGGGTCGATCATGTCAGCCGACATGATCTCGCCAGCCTTGCTGTTGATTGCGCCCGCCAGCTCTTCGAAAGCGGCCTGGCTTATGCCGTTGTCTTTTGCCCAACTTGCAAGGGTTTGGCCAATAGGATGGTCTTCACCATTCTCGCCAAAAGCGCCCAAGTTGTATTTTCCGTCTGCTGGGGCGTTGTGTGCGCCCTTGCTAATCTTGCCGCGCAAGTCGCGCCAGGACTTGGCCAGGCTCTCATAGTCGGCTTTGCCATCTTTGACAAAGTTCTCCGGCAGCCACTCAGGCGTGGCGTCCGGCGTCCCGGATGAGACAAGAGCCGCAGCGGGGTCTGCGGCCTTGTGCGGGATCTCTGCTTTTTGCGGCTCGGCGGGTTTGCTGGGGTCTTCGACGGTGACCGAGTCCAATAGGCCGGTGTCGCCACCGGGTTGGTCGTTGGTATCTGCCATTGGTTAGAGCTTCCTTGCTTGGTTAATCCGTGCGATCAAGTCCCTTACCACGTTTCTCTGCCCCTCGGCAAAGAAGGCGTGGGAGGGATCAGTACCCGGCACGGCAACGGGCACATCCACATATATCTCGCGCAGCCACTCCAGGAGCTTTTGACCGTCCTCGGAGCCGAACACCCGCAGGCACAGGCGCATCAGGTCTTCACGCTTTTGCGTGACCTCGCGCCTGTCCTCGGTCTGGTCAGAGTTGTCCAGATCTTCCCAGCCGCTCATGCCGGCATCTCCTCAGCCATAGGCGGCCCCATAGGCGGCATACCGGCCTGGGCTTGCATAGCCATGCCCTGGGCCACGATCTGCGCTTGTTGGGCTTTCTGGGCCTCTTCCAGCAGCACTGCACGCTCGGCCTGGTTGTTCCGAACAGCCATAGGCACCCCGAGCTTGTCGCCCAGGTAGTCCGGCAGGATGTTGGATTTAAGTGCGACAGCACCATCTGCGCCAAAGCCTTGCATGATCTGGGCGTACTGCATGATGGCCTGCACCTCGTCCATAGATTGGGCCTGGGCCAGGGGCGCCTCGGGCACCACTTTTACCTCCAGACCGTTGACGCGCAGCGGCATATCAATCAGCCCGCGCTCGTCCATGACTTCCAGGATCTTGGTGACCAGCGGGATCATGGTTTCGTTGATCAAGCGGCCAAAGGCGCTGCCCAGGTTCTGGGACAACTCCTTCATGCGCTCCACGATTTCGGTGGCCGAGCGGGCGCTCATATTGTCCGGCGGCAGCGACTCATCAAGTAGGATGCGCTTGACGTTTGCCCTCAAATCGTTAATCACCAGCTGCGACACATTGAAGTCACCCGAGCGCGGCAAAGCCAGCAGGGCGGGGCCTTGGGGGCCTCCGTTGCGGGCAACCGGGATGATCGCGCCGGGGGCCAGCTTGACGGTGTTGGGGTTCAATACGCCGTCGTCTGCAGCGGTGTAGACCCCAGAGACAGCCAGGCTGGCGTTCTTGAGCAGCAGCTCGATGGTCTTGTTCAGGGTTTTGATGTCCGGCAGGGCGGTCAGCAGTGGGCCGCGACCATAGATCTCGCCGGCCACCTTCATGTATCGGCTGACCACCCAAGGGCTGGACTTGCGCCGGCGATAGACCAGCTCATCTTTGGTTTGCTTGTAGATAACGTGATAGCAGTAATCTCCGCGCTTGGCGTCGAACACAGTAGCCTCTAGCAGCTCGACATCCTCGGTCGGCTTGTCCTCGATTAGGCGGGCCAGTTGGCCCTCGATCTTGGCATCCGGCCATTGGCGCTGGATGGACTCGCCCTTCATGCGGATCTTTCGATAGACGTTGTCCACCTGGCCGTTTGCACCTTCCTCGTAGGTGACCAGGAACAGCGGCACCGGGATGAAGTTGATGGGGCTGACATCGTCGCCAGGCTGCACCATCATGCAAGCAGTGCCCACAGCGAGGTCAAGCAGAAACTCGCCCATGGCAATGTCAAAGTTGGACTGGCGCAAGACGGTAAACATTTTTTCCCCGTACTGCTCCAGCACAGCCTTAGCCACATCCATACGGTCGGCGGGAATGTCGCTGCCGGCATCGAGGCGTGCCCATTTTCTTTGCGGCGGGAAGACAGCAGACTGCAGGCGGTTGGCAAAGCGCTGCGTGCTATTGATGGCAGTCGAGTCAAAGACCCGCGTCATCTTGTTTTTACCCGTGTAGCTGCCCTCCCAGACTCCGTACAGCTGTCGTTGCGGCAGGGCGAATTCGTAGCAGTCCATGTACAGCGCCTGGAACTCGTCCTTTTTCTTTTGGGCGATGTCCTGGCGCTTGATGATCTGCTCGGGCGTCAGGCGCATCCCGCCGGTTTTGTCGTTGTATTCCATGATTCAATCAGTCCTTTTCAGTTTTGTACTTAGCCAGCAGATTGCGTCCCTTGGCGGCCAAGCGAGATGCTGCACCGGCAGTGCGCGGCACCGGCTCGCCCCAGGCATTAGCTGCAAGCGCCAACCGGGTTGGGTCACCGTCTTTATCGACTAGCGGCCCGCTTGGGTTGGTGTAAAACCGAGTAAGAAAAGACCCCTTGCGTCGCGCCCGTTGACCCATAGGGTTGCTGTCTTTGACGCCAGGCTGGAGGTTTTTACTCTCACCCGATCTTTCGAACTTGCGCCTGCCAGCCTCGGTTAAACCACCCTCTGGGTCTTTTGTTTTCATTTTGTTAGCTTTTACTTTTTCTCTTTTTTAGCGGGCGTATGCGTTAAGGTTTTGCTTTGTGGTGTGTGTTTGGCACCCGTCATTAGTTTGCCGTCAGTCTTGTGGGTTTCGCCTTTGTAGGCTTTGCCATCTGACGTAAAGTGTTTTTGCGTTTTAGTCATTTTGCAACTCCATATGAACTAAGCATCGGTCTTTTGTTTTTGCGGGTTTTGGCTGCGTTCTTAAAATCTTTATTGCTAGGCGCACCGGGTGAGCCTGGCTTTCGCATCTTTTCCTTGCTACCTTTTTCAATACGCTCACGTTTGGCGTGGATGTTTTCGTACAGACCTGGCATATCAAGTTCCTCCCAACATGGTTCTGCTGCTGCGGCGCGTGGCCTGCAGGCGAGCGGCGCGTCGCTCGCCGACCTCGCGCTGCATGGTTTCACCCAGCCGGCTACGCTTTGCCTCAAATTGACCAGACTCAAACTGCTCAACCGCAGGCGCCTGCGGAATGTTTGGGGCGCTCGGAGCCGTGGCCGTAAAGCTGGGGATCTCTTTGGGCTCGTAGTAGGTAACTGGTTGGGTCTTCTTTTTGCCGTACCATGTTTTGGTCTGAATTAGACCCTGGCGCTCGATAACAGGATCTTTTTCCAACTCAGAAAGCTGTTGGCGATACGCCTCCAGTTTGGCGTTGTAGTCGGCCAGAGCCGATTGGTACTGAGGATTGGCCACCTCTTGGTACTGTTTCATTGACGCTTCAAACGGGGCCATCTGCTGGCTCACGCGGCCTTGGTAATCAGAAAAGCTCTTGGAGTATTCACCCGTCAGATCCCCGATCTGCTGCGTGTATTGCCCGGCTAGCTTGTCCAAACCGCCGGTACGGCGAGACAGCCTGGCCAGATTGACTTGGGTTGGACGGAACGTGGCCATTATTGCAACATCCCCGAGGAGCCGCCCAGGCTCATGCCCACGCCAAGCTCGGAATCCATGCGCTCACCAGATAACAGCGACCGACGGCCACCGCGAGTGCGAGCGCGAAGGGCAGATGCCTCGGAGGCCGCGGCCTTTCGGCGCTCCTCATCTGCAGCAGCTTGCACTTCTTTGGCTTTGTTTTCCATGGACAACTTAGTGTCGCGGTATGACTGCGACTGCAATTCGAATTGCTGGCGGGCCGTATCAGCTTGCTGCTGCAAAGACGTAGCCTGCTGAGCATATGCGGTGGTCTGGCGTGCGATCTCGTCACGCATCCTGGCTGCATCTGTTGCCTGCTGACTAAGCGCTTCGCGTTGCTGGCTTTCTGCTTGTTTGCGGGACTTTTGCGCCTGAAGGACGTTTGCCCCGCCCGCAAGAATAATTGCGCCAGAAATAAAATAGCTCATGTAATTAGCTCCTTTTCAATTACTGCCATACCTAGCTCGGCGTACTCAAGCGCGGTGAACATCTCCTCCAACTTAGTGATGTCCTGCTCGTTCGTTGGATTGGGGTGGATGGTCGTCCAGATTGCATCCTCATGCGTGTAGACCACGCGCTTGGTGCCAGGCTCCGAGATGAAGCTGGCCGGCGCACTGTGATGCTCTAGACCAAACTCGGTGTAGCAAGTGATGCTGCCCTGACTGATGATGTTGAAATGCCGATGGCGATGGATCTTGCCGACAACCAGAGTGCCACCAGCCAGGTGGATCTCGCGTGCATAAATGCCGGGAGCAAGATGATGCTGTAGGGGCGGGGACTCATCCATGCGCTGGCCATCGGGCAAACTTTGGCAGGCTTGCTGGATGGCCATGATCTTGCCCCGCGCAACAGGCGCAGGCAGACCAGGAGGCGGCAGCATGATCAGATCTGTACCCATACCAATAGATTCTATTGGGGTCTGTACAAGATGCAAGTCATCTGATATCGCAGCGACATCACCCCGAGAAAACATCAAAGTCTTGCTTCATTATGATGGTCTGATTCATTGGTCTGCCGCCCAGGCTTGGCGTGCGGGTCATGCGGTTGTACTCGCCGCCGCCGAGCATCAGATACCCAAAAGAGTCGCCAATGTGCGAATGCTCGTTTTTGTTGGGCGCATCTCTGAATCTTTCCTGGCCGGCACCGACTGCCACACGCTTAAAGTGATAGCCGCCGCCCAGGGCCTTGCGTAGGAGCTTGCATTGCCTGTTCACAATCAGGCCTGGCTTGCCTTGGATTAAGCGCTGCATGGGGGCTGCAGCCGATTCCCGGCGTACCTTGAAGTCGTTGCTGGCGGTCGGCTGCGCCCGCAGCCCCAGGGTTCGCAGGAAGTCAAAGCTGGTCACCTCGTAGATGGCGTCCCTGGCCATGCCGGCGGGGTCGCCCCACAGCAGCACCTGGTGGTTGGGATAGTGTTGGTTGAGCAGGGCAAGCAGCTCCAGGCCAAAGCGCTCAAGGCCCATGTCGAAGGTGACGATCTCCTTGTGGATCACCCACCGACCATTGGGCAGGCGCTGGCCGATGGTGGCCGCAGGCGTCAGTCCGAAGTCCAGGCCGATCTGGATGGGCACCGTGGGGTCTACCTCGGTGTCGCCGGACATGGTGCTGTCCTCGTACTCTGGCCAAACGGGGCGGCCTTCCTGGACGTAGGTGTAGAGGCCCCCGGCGTAGCAGCGGATCCAATCGAGGTTCTTGCCTAGCAGCATCTGCGGGTAGTAGCCGCCTGGCAGGTTGTTGATGTTCTCAGCTTTGGGGTTGACCTTCCACCACTTGCCCGCTG